AGTGCCCTTTTCTCTCGGGGTTGACAGGGAGGTGTCACAGGATTGAGCAATATTGGATCTTCCCGCACCCGTGACGCGTCCCGAGCTCCCGAGGAGCGCGATGCCTTCATCGCCGAGAACTTCGGACTCATGAGCTACCGCGAGATGGGCGAGGTTCTCGGCTGCTCGCGCACCACGGTGTACCGCAGGGCCAAGGCGCTCGGCCTCTCCGAGGAGTCGGGCGAGCGGCGCGTGAGGGCTGCGCTCGACCAGATCGAGGGCGACCCGCTGGCGCCGGAGAACGACCAGCTGCGCAGGCTCTACGAGCTGCGCGACATGCAGCACGCGTGCCTGCGCGGCGAGATCTCCATGCAGGCCTTCACGTCGCTCTCGCGCGAGTACCGCGAGACGCTGCGGCAGATAGCCGAGCTGCAGTCGCCGGGCCCCGGCGCGCTGTCCGACGAGCCCGACATGGCGGGCCCCATGGCGGACCTGCTGGCCGCGATGCCCGACCTCTCGGCGCTCGCGGCCGCGACGCCCGATGGCTGAGCGGATCGGCTGCCAGGAGCCGACGTTCCACGTCGCAGCGCCATACGACGTGACCATGGGACGCTTCGTGGCGGAGTGGGAGCGCGTGAACAAGGGCGTGACCCTCAACCCGTGGCAGCTGCCCATCCTGGACGACTGGCTGGCGCTCGGGCCTGGGCTGCGCTACGTGCACCCGCGCAACCTGCTCGAGGTCCCTCGCCAGAACGGCAAGACCGAGCTCGCGCTTGCCCGCATCGACTGGGGCGTGTGCGTGCTGCCCCTGGTGAGGAAGAAGGCGGGCCTGCCGTTCCGCGGGGAGAGGATCCTCTACTCGGCGCACCAGTACTCGACCGCCGTGGAGATCTTCGAGCGAATGCAGCACTACTACGGCACCAAGGCCAACGACCCGAAGTGCGAGTACCCGTGGCTAAACCGCATGGTGAGGTCCGTGCGCAAGGCCATCTCGAAGGAGGCCATCTTCTTCAAGCCCGAGTACGGAGGCGGGGCGGTCTACTTCGCCACGAGGACCAACAGCGCGAGCATCGGCTTCACCGTCGACGCCATCATGGGCGACGAGGCGCAGGAGCTCACCGAGGTCCAGCAGAAGGCCTTCGTCTCGACCTCGTCGTCCGCGCCGCTCAAGAACTCGCAGTTCGTCTACCTTGGCACGCCGCCCACGCCAGACAGCAAGGGCGACGTGTTCCAGAGCATGCGCGACGCCGTGGTCACCGGCGAGGACTCGGGCGAGCACGGCCTGGTGTCGCTCTCGGAGTGGTCGGTCAACGACCTCATGCCAGAGGGCGACGAGGGGTTCGGCAACCACCTGGACGAGGACGTCTGGTGGCGCGTCAACCCGGCGATGGGGCTCAACCTGCAGCCGAGCGCCCCGAACGTGGAGCTTGGCCTGTACCGCCAGCCGCTCACGTTCGCCCAGCAGCGCCTGGGCTACTGGCTGCCGAAGGCCAAGGCCGAGCGCACGTTCCTGGACGCAAAGGACTGGGCCGCGTGCGAGGTGCCGCCGGCGGCAGCCCTCGGCCCCGAGGACGGCAAGGCGGCGCTGGGCGTGAAGTTCAGCCCGGACGGCGAGTTGGTGGCGCTGTGCGTGTGCGTGGTGCCCGGATCGGGCCTGCCGTACGTGGAGCTCATAGACGTGCTGCCCGCCTACGGGGGGATCGACGCGGCGCTCGACTACGTGGCCGAGCACAAGAGGCACCTCGCGTGCGTCATCGCCGACGGCCAGAGCGGCGCGTCGGACTTCATCCTGCGCGTGCGCAAGCTGGGCGTGCCCAGGCGCCGCGCTTACGAGGCGGGGACGTCAGGCTACATCGAGGCCTGCGCGATGCTGCTCACCGCGGTCGGGAGGCACGAGCTCGCCCACATGGGGCAGGGCCCGCTGACCGACTCGGTGACGCTGGCGCGCAGGCGCAAGGTCGGGCGCAGCGGGGTCGGGTTCGCGGACGGGCCCGACGTGCCGTGCGTCGCCGCGGAGAGCGCGGCGCTGGCGCTGCGCGGGGCCATGACGGCAAGCAACTCAGACAGCGGAGGGAGGGCCGGATGATCGGCTTCTCGGGAATACGCGACGCGGACGGCCTGCCAGGCGAGCTCCGTCCCGTCATCGAGCAGCTCGTGACCGTGGGCGCGTCGACGATGCGCAGGAACCTGACGCTCTCGCGCTACTACGACGGGGAGATCGTCGTCGAGGACCGCGGTAGGCGCGTGAGCGCCAAGCAGCTCGAGAACGACCAGGTCTGCTACTGGCCCGAGGCGGTCGTGGACAAGCTGGCGGAGCGGATCAGACTCGAGTCCTTCGTCACGAGCGACGGGCCCGACGAGACGCTCGACGCCATCATGGACGCCAGCAACGTGGTGAACGAGTACGCATCGTTCCTCACCTCGAAGCTGGTCCACGGCCCCATGTTCTGCGCCGTGAACAACACGCCCTCCGGCGTGAGGGTGCGCATGCACAACGCCCTCGACGCCGCCGCGCTGCCCGACCCGGAGCGCAGGCCGGGCTTCGTGGGTGCGGGCATGTGCGTGGCGCGCATGGAGCGCACGCCCTGGTCGAGCGCGGCAGTGCCCACACAGGTGAACCTCTACACGCCGGGGGCGGTCACGGTCATCAGGCGCGCGGACCCCTCGCACTGGCGCGCCGAGTCCGTCGGCGTGCCCGAGCGCGACCCGATGTTCTTCGCGTTCGTGCACAAGCGCAGCGGCGAGCGCCCCTTCGGCAAGAGCCGCATCACGCGCGCCATCCGCTGCTACACCGAGGACGCCGTGCGGGTGCTGTGGAACCACGAGGTCGCGGCCTCGGTCTACAGCCAGCCGATGCGAGCCCTGCTGGGCCTCTCCGACGAGCAGTACGACGCTCTGATGGCCAAGGGCAAGGACGCGACGTACAACGACCGGATGCTGCTCGCGGGCGTCAACGGGGAGGGACAGGCGCCCACGCTCACGCAGCTCACGGCATCCAGCCCCGAGCCCTACATCGCGAGCCTGCGCATGCTGGCGAGCCTGGTGTCGGGTGCCTCGGGCGTGCCGCTGGCGAGCCTGGGGATCACCACCGACAACCCCAGCAGCGCAGACGCGATCCAGGCGGCGCGCGAGGACATCTGCCTCGTGGCGGAGGATGACATCGCCGCCGACAAGTGGACCCTGCGGCGCGTGGCCATGTGCGCGATGGCGGTGAACGAGGGCATCCCGACCGACCAGCTCACCGAGCGCCAGCGCTCCGTCTCGGCGCACTTCGCGAACCCGACCATCCCGAGCCTCAACGCCCGGGCGAGCTTCGTGCAGATGGTGAGCTCGGTGGACGACGGGTTCGGCAAGACGTCGGTCGGGCGCGAGATGCTGGGTTTCGACTCGGCGACCATCGCGCGCCTGGAGAGCGACGAGGTCAAGGCGGCAACCGCCGACATGGCACGGCAGATCTTCGGAGGTGCGCCAAATGGCAGCAATACCGAGGGACTGGATCGATAGCTACGTCGAGTCTCTCACAGCGGTATCGGACCACATGAAGGAGCACCTCAGGTTGAGCCTGTCGTCGTTCGACTGGGACCGCCCCGTCGCGGAGGTGCGCGAGGAGCTCGTGGCCATATTCCAAGTGGAGTGCAAGCAGGGTGCTGGCATGGCCTCGCGACTCGCCGCCATCTTCTATGATGGCATCAGGGAGTGGTCGATCGGGGAGGGGATGGGCGCGCTCTCATCGAGCGACTATGCAGATGAGAGGGTGCTCGAAGGCGCAGTACATGCAATCGTCGACCCGCTGGCGAAGGCCTCCGAAGATGAGATTGGGGAGGCTTCCGACAAGGTTCTCGACGACCTCTGCAAGCGTCTGGGCATGGAGGTCAAGAGGGCTGCAGGCGAGACCCTGTACGACAACGGGAGACGAGACAGAAGGCAGCCGCGCTTCGCCCGTGTGCCGCGTGGATCCAGGAGCTACCCCAACGGGTGCCCCTTCTGCCAGATGCTCGCAACGCGCGGCTTCGTGTACCTAAGTGAGTACGAGGCCGGAGGGGACGACCCGCACCACTACCACGACAACTGCAGATGCGCGGTGGTGCCGAGCTGGGATAGGTCGCCCAGCGTGGAGGGGTACGACCCGAAGGCATACCAGGAGGGCTACCAGGAGTGGCTCGACGCCGACCACAGCGAGCACGAGGCGAACAAAACCGCGTTGGATGGGATCCGGCGCGGCAACCTTAGTCCCAAGTCGGAGCCGGTGACGGATGTACCAGCCGGCCTGTGGGGAGCGATTAATTTGGCGTATAATGCCAGATTCGAAGGCAGACGTGTTGGGCGCATTGCTTTTGGCGACTACTTGTACACGTTCCGCATCGACAGCTACGGCAATTACCGCTTCATGAGGCGAAGGGCGATTCTATGACGCCGGCGGACGAAAAAAGAGCAGATGAGATTCTGCTGATGCTCCGAGAGATTCCAGATGCGTATCCTGACTTCGTGCGCTATACGCCGACCGAAATAGTTCTGGAAGGCCTTGCGGACGACTTCATCGATTATTACATGAACGCCAGCGGCGAGCTCACTACCTCTGACGTGCTCGAGTGGATCATCGACAAGGCCGGCTGGGAGTGATTGTAGTGCGCGACTACTCAGTCATGCGACAGGTGCTGGCGAGGGCGGCCGGAAGCGCCAGAGCCCTGAGCCTCGGTGACTTTGCGCGCGTGCAGCCGAGCTGCGACGTGCCTGCCGAGATCGACCGCCTGGTCCGCGACGGGCTCGTCGAGGGTGAGCTGCTGGTCGACCCGTACGGCACCTGCGTCAAGTGTGCGGTGTCCGGCCTCACCGACGAGGGGCGGGAGTTCTACAGGCTCATCGAGAACGAGGAGGTCTGGCGCATCGTCCTAGACACCCTGAGCCGCGCCGGCGTCGACGTCTCCTACCCGCTGCTGAAGGACGTGTGCGAGGAGATCGTGAAGCGCTACGTGACGAGCTTCATCCCGAGAATGTGAGCCAAGGCAAGCTGGCGTTTACAAACTGCATGCTAGCGTGTACGGATTGCCCGGAACGCTTGCACCGTGGGCAAAAACGAGCACAAACATAGCAGATGTTATATCCGAGCCACGGCCCCGGGAGGGGCCGTTCGCATGTCTGGAGGTTCCGCATGGCCAAGAGCGAGAGCGCCGCCGCGTTCGGCGAGCGCTGCGCCGAGACCCTGCGATACGTCGCCGACAACATCGACGGCTACCTGCCCGACGAGGCCATCCTCCAGGGCGATTACAAGAACGTCTACTATACCTATCTTGTGACGGCCCGGGGCGTGACCCGGGAGACCCGGGACATCTACGCCAAGGCCGCCGGCGTCAACGGCTATCGCTCCATGGTGGTGGATCTGGACGCCACCGATCCCGCCGGATGGGAGAACGACAGCCACGTTCTGCTGGACGAGAGCACCGACGCGGTGATCTGGGAGGTTCACGTCCGGGATTTCTCCATTGATCCCAGCTCCGGCGTGAGCCAGGCCAATCGGGGCAAATTCCTGGCCTTCACCGAGGACGGCACCAGCCTGAACGGGGAGGCGGACGAGCTCTCCACCTGCGTGAATTATCTGAAGGAAATGGGCGTCAACACCGTCCACCTGCTGCCCGTCTATGACTTCGGCAGCGTGGATGAGACCGTCACCGACGATCCCACCAACCGCAACTGGGGCTCCTACTCCACGGATCCCTACAACGGCAACACCCGGATCACCGAGTTCAAGCAGATGATCCAGGCCCTCCATGAGGCGGGAATCTGCGTGGTCATGGACGTGGTCTACAACCACACCTATGACGTGGACAGCTACGAGTGGGGCGCAAGACTGCTCTACAACAACGCCTTCAACGATTCCGTCCCCGGCTACTACTTCCGCATGTCCGGGCCCTCCTCCTGGTACAACGGCTCCGGCTGCGGCAACGTCACCGCCTCCGATAAGCTGATGTTCCGGAAGTACATGATCGAGTCCGTCCGCTACTGGGCGGAGGAGTACCACATCGACGGCTTCCGCTT